CCGACAAAATGTAGGTTGTGGGGTTGCTATAACCAGTGATTGATCCTGTACCACCTGCTGTACCTGACACGGTCACATATTGACCAGTGAACACGCTAGAGTTAGATGTGAAGGAGATTTGACCGCCAGTACCAGTTGTTGCAACACCTGCTAAAGCAGAACCTGTAGCAGTACCAGTAACAACTTGCAATGCACGGGGTGTATTCAATTGAATAACACTTGTGCCGTCAGGACGAACAACAGACTTAGCAGAAGTTCCTGCTGTCAATGTCAATGCACCTGATGCGACTGGAGTTTGTGATGCGGCAATGTTTGCGGCTTGCAAAGTTTGTGGAACACAATCCCAAACGTAGACACGGCCAAGAGGACCAACACCCAAATCCATGGGAGCAGGGTCACCTAAGTATGCGTCACCTGAAGATGTGATTGTGATAGAACCTGTTGCGCTTGAAGATGCGCTGAGTGTGTATGTACCAACACCACCTGAACCAGACACAAAGGCAGTAATGTAAGAACCTGCTGTAATACCAGTTCCGCTTACATATTGTCCAAGTGTTAATGGCTCACCACTCTGTAGAGCAGTAATGGTCATTGTTGTTGAGGTAACAGAACCAGTATAAATACCTTCTGTTTGCGATAAGTCCAAACCCATGTATGTCTGGGCTGGGCCTAGAAATAGGTCATCTGAAAATTGAGGCATTTTGTCTTCTCCTTGAAAAGCTTGACAAGTTTATAAAAAAACGGGGAGAGGTTTTTGGCCTCCCCCCTGTAGGCTTAGACGCCTGCTGTACCGTACATTGCGCGAGGGTCAGTCCAGTTAGGAATGTAACGCTCTGTCGCTTTGTAACGCATTGAGTCAGTCTCGAAGTCACCTTCCATGGTTTTCTCCAAACGACGACGCATCATGAGTTTCATACCCTCAGGAGCATCAGTCTGGACCCACCATGCAGTGGATGAAGTCAAACGTGACAACACTGCCGCGCCTTCGTCCAACAAACCAATAGACTTGACAGGATTCAAGTCGTTGTTTGCTGTACCAGTACGCAATACAGATTTCAACAATACTTCAGCTTGGAAGATGTTGCCTGGGGCGACCACCAATTGGCGGGGCACCAAACGAATCTTCTTACCGTTATTGTCAACAGCTTGGCGAATTTGAATCAACATCTGTTCGAGAGATGTCTGAGACAAGTTAGCTGAAGTTGCCAATTGGTTGCTGAATGTACCATTCACGATTGGGTGAGCAGTGTTGATCAACGACACGCCGTCACCACCCAAATAAGAACTATTAAAGGCTCTGTTCAAAATGTTTGCGCAGAGTGTTTCTTTAGTCTCAATGAGTGACTGAGCGAGATGTCGAGCATACACTTGACCAATACGGATATGGTCGCCGTCTTCAACCAACACTTTCGTCAACGCGAAGGCTAGGCCATACACGTTGTAGATGTAGCGTTGGAGGAAGAGTACACCACCTTGCTGATAGGACACTGGTGTTCCATCAGGCAATTGAGGTGCGGCTCCAAATCCATAAAGGACTGGCTCTTCGTGGTAGTTACGTGGAATACCTTCTTGTTCACGGAAAACACGTGACCATTCGTCTTCGCGGAGGTCATAGACGCCATCAAAACATTCATTAAGAATTGGTTCAACGATCGATCTAAAGTCCGTACTTCGCATTGGTGCGGCCATGATTTACCCCCTTATGCAAATGCTGTCACAGAACCGAAGAACTGAGACTGCGAGTTAACGACACGAACAACAACATAGGCATCACCCCATGCATTGTCCACATATGGGCCAATATCAACGACGCGCATTTGACCTTGTCCAGTGTTACCAACGGCTGTCGATACACCTAAGGTGCACTGTGACAGACCAGTAGTGGTAGAACCGTTTGCCAAGTTAGCGGCTGTGAAGTTGTACTCATTACCAATTGAGGCTTGAGTGATAGTGGCATCGGTTTGAATTTCATAAACGATGTTTTGATCGTTATAGAAATACGCAACAATTGATGTACCTGAAGTGTTTGCAGGCCAATAGTTGCTAACACGACGACGACCTGTAGCGTCGGTCCACTCAACACCAGCAAAAGCACCAGACCATGCACCAGTGGTTGTCACTGCGGCAATAGTTCCAGCACTGCTGTTATAAAGGACTGGCTGTCCTTTTAGGATATTACTGGAATATCCTGTTGCGATACCGTTAGCAAGCGCCTGTGCGCGATCCAGACCAGAAGGATGGAACGCAGGACGTAAGCCGAACGGAGCGTTAGTTGCTGACATAACTGACTCCTTTTTAAAAATTCCCTACCCTAGTTAAAAACGGGATCAGGAACGTTCTTTCTGCTTAACTGCTTTAGCCCGTCGCCCTCAACTTCAGCCAGATTTCTACCTGAACTGTCTTGTCCACCTTGAAGTTGCTCAACTTGAACGCGGATCTTGTCCGATTCATCATTGGGCATATCATGGTGCACTTGCAACATATAGTCTTGATAAACATCCATTGGGATCTTGAACAAGAGCATTTCATTGCAAGCAACAAAACCAACGTGCTCTCCAGCTTTTACGCGAAAATTCTCGAATCCAGGCATTTCTTCCGCTTTTACAGGAACATACCCCAGTCGCATCCGCTTATCAATGCTGTCGTAGCTATTGGTAGTTGATAACCAACAGAGATGCCATCCAGGCACTGTTGGGACTTTTGGCAAAGCACTCTGTGTCCATTCTTCGCTCCACATCCGACGACGTTCCTGCGATGTCATGAACTTTTCCTCAGGTGGTTTTCTTGATTCGTCCTCTTGAGCACGATTGTCGCGTCCACCAGCGTTGAGGGATTTTTTTAAACGTGATTCCATTTGCTTGTTCCTTAGGTTATGTGTTACGTGACTCTTGCGCATAGCGAGCTATCATCTTCGCTCTCTTTTTGGGGTCATCCCAAAAACCTGCATCTTTCATTGCCCGAACCTTTTCAGGGTCCAAAACAAATGAGGTGCGTGAGCTAGGTGCGTTTTCTCGCCCAGTACTGGTAACCACACTCCTTGGTCGTTTAGCAGACGGTTTTACGTCCATGTTGTCATTGTACCTATGACTAATACGTTTTGACAAGCGATTGTCAAGTTCGTCCCAATACTCGGGTTCGTTAGGGTTCCAGCCCTCTCTAACCAAGTCTTCGTCGATCACTTTTGCAATCCTGCTGTCAGTGTCCGATCCGTTGGGATTGAACCAGCTATTACGCTCCATCCAGTCGTTGGCGTTCTTTTGTAGCCTAGGATCTGGGATAGATGACGTCTGTTGGGGTTTGATCTGGGCCTCTTTGAAACCTTTAAGGTCCCGAATAGACGTCCTTGTCTCATCCCATAGTTCTTGCGCTTTGTTGAAGGCGTCACCGTCTTGGGCCTGCATGGCCTCGGACATCTTCATCTTGGCGTATTCAAGTCGGAGTTGTTGGTCTTCAATAGCCTTGTCTATACGGGCTAAATCGGCGCTGTGGGTCTTCTTTTCGACCACGGCAAGCCTAGACATTAACTCTTCGTTTTGGCGTCTCAAAAGGGTCAATTGGACCTCTTTCTCTGACTTGGTGGCCTTGGCCAGATCTTTCTTGTGGCGGCGCTTTTGTTGGCGAATACGTCTTAGTTCGTCGGTTTCGTCATCAGGCGCATTGGCGTCACTGTCTGGATCGTCATGGTCTTGATCTTCTTCGATCGGGGCCATGTGCTCTGGCAGTTCAACTACGGCTGAACCGTCCAATTCTTCTTTGACCGTTATTTCAGGGTCTTTGATTTCAGTTTCAGTACTCATAGATAGGCTCTCATTTTAAGGGGATCACCCGTCACTTTGGCAATGACTTCGTGGTCGTTAAGGATCATGAACAGAGCTTTTTCCTCTAGTTCGTCTTCGCCTGGGACTTGGACTTCCCAGCGGTCGCCACCCCATTTGGGTACGCGAACGTAGTCACCGACTTGGCACCATGAACCTTCAGGCCAAGGGGCCATCGTGTCTCTGTTTTTAAATGCCAAAGGCCCAATCATGATGACTTTGGCCACCATGTTTTGCCACTTCTCGGTCTCTTTAGTTTCCTCAACCAGTATGATCCCACCCTCGGTAGTCTTCTTCTTAGTACGTCGTAACTGAACTAAAATTCTTGCACCTAGAGGACTCGCTTCGGGATCTACAATTGGGAATGACCAATTTATCTCAGCTTCGTTAAAAGCTACCGTGCTATCGCTCATTGTCGTTTTCCTGTTCGTCGTTTAATAACTTGTTAATGGCATCCAAAACTTCTTGGTGCCCCAAATAAATACCCACCATGCGCTGGTACGATTCCCATGTCGAAGCGTTTCCACACCCCAGAGAAAAAGCTATTTCAGCTTGTCGTGCCTTTATGACGCTGATGACTTGTGATACAGAGATCATTTTTGTTTTTTATGTACTACGTGGGCTAGTCCCCCTTGTTTTTTAGGTGCAGAGCCACCTTTGGGTTGATAGGATGTACCGTCCAGCTTTTCGCCTTGGGCAATACGCTTGTGCTGTGGAACGTCCACAGACTTTTGCTCGTTATCACTAGCCATTTTGGCCTCCTAAGTTTGACTGGCCTTGATCAGCAAAGTCCAGTGCAGTTTTCACCTGCTCATGTTGCAATTTGTTCGCGTCATGCGACAACTTTGCAGATTCGATTTGCTCTTTAGTCATGTTATCTTCAGAATTCATGGCTATTTCAAGCTGTTGTTGCTGTTTAATGACCGACTGCTCATTGGCCAGCTTGGCTTGTTCAAGCTGTTGCTCGTTTTGGAGCTTGGCTTGGGCCAATTGGACGTCAGCTTGGTCACGTTGTGAGCGACGCTGTGTCTCAGCCATAGCAGTTTGCATCAATACTTGCGCATCAGGACCCATTGGAGGTGCGGCCTGCTGTTTCAACTGCTGGACTTGTTGCATCATCTTGCTAAAGATGGGCATAACGTTCTCAAAAGTGCTCTGTGAGTCCAACTGTACGTGCTGTGATGCCAACGCATAGAGTCTGTCAGCCTTGGGTGTGACCTTAGGATCTTCGTAATCAATGGCGTTATCGTGTAAAGCCTTGTTAACGTACTCATCCATGCGTTGTTGGTACCACATACCGAAGTGTTCTTGGATGTGATCGACCATGGGCTGGAGTAATGCAGGCATGATCAATGGGTTTGCACCACCAAACACTGGGTTTTGATAGAAGTCTAGGTGTCCTTGTATATGAGCCAATTGGTCTTGCTCGCTGTATGCCTTTGCTGGCTGGCCAGTCATCATCAATACATTCTCTTGAGCCACATCAATCATGTCCTCATCGGGTTCCATGATCATCAATTCATTGATCTGAGGCACCTTCATCTGCTTTAAGAACCGCTCAATTACCTTTTTGCGGTTAAAGATGTCAGGGTTTGTCTGCATAATGGCCATCACCGCTTGGGTTTGGGCCATACGCTGGGTCTCAGAGAAGATGTGTGGGTCAGAAACGGGAATAACGTCAGTGTTGCGCTTGAAGTCCTCAGGGTAAATCTCTAGGTCGGCGACCAATTCACCCTTGCGTTGTTCGCTCAAGTACCAGCGATTGAGGCGGCCAAGTACTTTAAGCACCCGTGCTTGGCTCTCATGCAACCTAGCGTGAATGGCTGAGTAAACGTGAGCGCCTTGCTCGATTAGAGCTTGCGTTGTACCGACTGGCATATTGCTATTGACGTCGGCAATTTTCTCCTCTGCGGTCGTTACAACCCCCTTGGCGGCCGTGTCTAGCCAACCCATTAACTCCATCAGCACGGGACTGGGTGGATTAAAGGGCATGGGCATGGCAATTTTGCGGACGTCATCGACCCCTGGCGCACCCTCAATCTCGGCTACTTGCGTGACTTCAACTTGTTGAGTCTGGCCAGACATTCTCGCGCCTTTGAGCTTGAGCATAGTGGCCGTGTTGTTGATGTGTGCAGAGTCGAGTAGCGCACGTAGTGAACCCGTGAGGGCGGCGGCAAGTCCACCAATGAGATGAGGGAGACCAATCGCATATGCACCCCTCCAAGGGATAAACTTAAACTCAACCAACCAATCCAGCTTGGTCAT